CACCTTAAAGTTATCAAAGAAGATACCTTAAACAAATGGAACGGTCTTGGTTTTCTTGATGGTCTTAAAGGACACATTAAGGAAAATATAGCTCAGCTATATGAAAACCAAGCAACATACCTAATCAATGAAGCTGCTACAGCTTCTGATTCAGGTTCATTCGAAACGGTTGTTTTCCCAATAATTAGAAGAGTATTCTCGAAATTATTGGCAAACGATATCGTTTCTGTACAAGCTATGAACTTACCAATCGGTAAATTATTCTACTTTGTACCTAAAATCGCAGCAAGAAAAGGAACTGGTCACTATGCACCTTACGGTCAATCTGGAGGTCCTGGTACACCAGGTGGTCCTTATTCTGCAGCATCTACAAGTTTATATGATGAGTATTATGCACCAGACGCACCACTAGGTGAAACTGAAGGTTTATATGACTACTCAAGAGGAGCTTACACTAATGTAACTAAAACAACTGGTGATAACGGAGCGGACATTAACAATGGTTTAGCAGCAGTTACTTGGAATGGAAATGCTTTAACTGCAGCAGCTACAATGGCACCTGGTACTTGTACGAGGTCACAAATCCTTAAATTAAGTGGTTTCTCTACTACAAACCCAGGTAAATTAACTGGTCCTGATGGAAATGAACAAGATAGTGAAACATTCTTAGCTTCATTAAAATTCACGACTACGGCTGATACAATGTGTTGTGGTGGTACATCTACTCCAAATATTGCAGCTGGTCAACCAATTTTATTCCGTGTTGTAACACAGAAGTATGGTTATGGTATCGTAGACAGAAGTGACTTATGTGACTCAAATGGTGACATTTATGTTGAATTAGATTTATCTTGTCCAGCATGTATCAATTGTCAATCAACTGACGGTTATATAGGTTCTACTGCAGCATCTGCTTATCATATCTCAGCAGAGTGGAGACAATACGCTACATTAGAATTTGAAGACGAAATGGGTGAAGTTTCTTTTGACCTACAAGCTGTTACAGTTTCGGTTAGTGAAAGAAAATTAAGAGCTTCTTGGTCGCCAGAACTTGCACAAGATGTTTCTGCATTCCATAACATTGATGCTGAAGCTGAATTAACAGCTTTATTATCTGAGGAAG